CGACCACAACCATGTGCAGTTCGTTGTTGAACGAGATGTAGTCACCCGCTCTCAGGTAGTTGTTGACGTTAGCCGTGGCACCATCGCACACCAGCGCGGTTCCTGATTGACTAGCGCCGTTGATTGACAGTGTTCCACCACCCGCTCCCCTTCGGGTGTAGGAATGGTCGTGCAGCGTGAATCTGTGCTGCTGACCGTTTAGCTTTACCAAGAAAGCCTGCATCTCTTGCCGATCATCACCTTTGAGATTGGAGAACTGCAAGCTGGCCTTCCACAGTGAACCCTTGCGCGATGATGTCTGCACCGCGTTAGTCAGCGGTGATTGAAACGTGCGCGTGTTGGCTACAAGCTCAAACGTGTTTGTGGTGGGGGTGATGCTAGGGAATGCAAATGTGGTCATACGAACCGTCTCCTACGCATCAAATCCTGAATGGTCATTATAGTCTGCTGCGAGGTCTGGGCCATAGCAGATTTGATCTTCTGGTCTACATCAGCACCAGATCCGCGAGCGTCTACGTTGTTAATTACGGTAACACCCCCGCCCATCTTCTTGTTGGGCACGATAGAGCCAGACTGATTGGGCACGAACATCTCAGGCCCACGCTCTCCAACCATGTAAGGCTGACCAGACTGAACAGAGCCGCCGATAGCTTTGCCGGTCAGACCCTTGGCAAACGACAAGAAGCCGCCAGTGATCTTGTCTATCACGAACAGTTGAATGGCTTGCGTGATTAAACTTGCCGCCATCTGCTTGAATGCGTCTTTGACAGAGGCTGTGCCTTTAACGACATTCATCAGCCCGTCAGACATGTTCTTCATCGTTGTGTTGGCCATCTTGTCCATCTGCTCTTGGACAGTTGGCAGATTCTCGTGCAACTTGGTAAAGCTGTCGTTTAGACGATCAACAAAGTTTGGCGCTGATATATCCACACCGCCTGCGCCAGTGGCGGCTTCAGTGACCTCTGCAATTGACTCTGCCGCTCTTCTGTTGGCAACGATGAATGCCTCCATGCTAGTGGCTAGCTCCAATCCGGGATTGATTGCTTTCAGAACATCCAGCTCTGTACTTAAAGCAGCGATGTCTTGAGGCAGATTACCCATAATTTGGGACGCACTCTCAGATATGAGAGGCATACCAAGGAATGCAGCGATCCTGTTGTATATGTTGATGAAGGCCTGCAATGGTGGAATCAATTTGCTACCAATGGCGTTTGCCATCTGCATCACGGCAAGTTGTGTGGTCTTAAACGCGATCTCCACGCCATGCATAATGTTGCGAACAACACCAAAGGCTTTGACCACTGCCCCCGCGACTCTTTGCCCGATGTTGCCAAAATCTGAGGAGTCCAATGAAGCCTGCCTGAACGAATCAGCCACAAACGTGATGATCGGAGCGAATGCCACAGCAAGTTGATTGGTCAGGCCGGTGAATACAGCTTGAAGCCTTGTGATGGCATCGTTGGCAGCTTCCATCTGCGCTGTATCAGTGCGAGAGAGCGTCACGCCGAAGTGCTCGGCTTCTGCTGTCATGGCTTTCAGTGCTTCAGAGCCACCGCCAAGAGTGTTGACCAACGCCACACCCTCACTATCAAACAGCTTCATGGCTATGCGGACTTTGTCAGCCTGAGTGTCCAAGCCCTGCATGGCATCAGCCACGACGTTCATCTGCTCATCTAGGGGGAGTCGGACAATAGACTCAGCATCAATACCAAGCTCACGGAGTGCTCCCTTAGCCTCTCCAGTGCCCTTAGCGGCCTCTGCTGCGCGTCTGGTGAAACGCTGCATTGCCATGTCCATCGTGCCCGTAGACACGCCTGTAAGCTCTGCTGCGTGCCTTAAACCCGCCAACGCTTCGGTGGTGACACCTAGCTTGTCAGCAGTCTTGGCTAACGCATCCCCCGCGTCGATTGATGACTTAATCAAAGCGCCAAAACCACCAGCGCCAACCGCGCCGATTATGGCGGTCTTTAGGTTTAAGACTTTACCAGCGAGGCTCTTGAGTCCGGCGGTAGCCTTTCCAAAACCGCTCTTGGTTTTGTCCAGAGCCTTAATGACAATCTGAACTGTCTGGTTAGCCATCTTCTTGCCTCTCGCCCATTATCTTGTAGTAGGCGAGCCATTCGTTGAACTCTGACAACGACATCTGCTCGGCCTCTGCGATGCTCATATGTAACCGATCAGCCAAAGCAACTAGGTTGAACCTTAACTGATCGGACTTTAGTTTTTTTCCTGATCCTCGACAGACTCGATCTGGGCAAACATCTGTTCAGCAATGCTGGATATTACACCCGTCTCCTCGCCCATCAGGTCTGTTCTGTCTTCTGCAGACGTAAACAGTCGGTTGCCATCTTCGTCGCTGGCTTTCATAACGATGAGGTCGATCATTGCCGCCATCGTCGTGTTTTCCATAAACTTCGGATGCTTCTTCTGCAACTGATTAATGTCGTAGCAGGTAATCGGAAAGCAGAACATGGCAAAGGGCTGCCCATCAGGATCAGCCCATGCCTCGACCTCTATCCGTCTCGCATTCAATTGTCTTCTATTTCGTAATTCTTTAGCTAAACCCATTGTGGGATTCCTCTATGCAGTGGCTTCGGTAACAGCTCCTGAGACTTGTAGCTCAAAGCTGCCCTCTACCATACCATCAAAGGACGCTGTAATTTCTTTGCTCGTCAAGATTCCACCACCACTGTAATACTTCTCACCAGTGCCAGTTCCCGTTGGGTACAGTTCCCAATCAAGGTCTGCGCCAGAGTCCATTACCAGTTGGACTGCGTCAGCGTCGTCCCAGTAAACGTCCATCGAGAGAGTGGCAGAAGTGAGAGAGGACAAGTATGTGCGAGCGGTATCGCCCATCACACTGTCTTCTATCGTGTCTGCTGATTCCGAGAGCGTGAAGCTGCGGACTTCACCCATAGCAGCGACACTGCCGCCACTTACCGCCAATTTGACTACGCCGCTTGAGCCTTTAGTCGTTGCCATGATTAAACCCCTTTAGGTTGTTCCACGAGTGTACTGGTACTCAATGCGTACCGTTAAAATCACCCCACCGATGGGGGTAATACTTCCGTCATCGGTTTCCACGCTGACAATCTGTGTGTCGATTGCGTGTCCGCCGCGTGATCTGTCTTCGTCCAGTTTTTCTTCGATAGACTCGACGATGTTATTTCTTGCTTGATCCAAGCCTGTGCCCTTCACATAGCACACAAGCTGGTAGTCAATAGTGCCGAACCGCTGGGTCATGCTCCCACCCACAGTTCCGTCTTCCCTGTTTTCGTTTGTAGTTCTGACCAACACCGCTGGATATTGCGCGTTGCTTAACTTGTCAAAATCAAACGGTTCGCGGGTCACGAACTTTATGTCTGTTGGCGTGGTCACTGCTTGCAGCGAAGTCACCAGATTTCCTGCAATGCTCTCTCTCACGCTCATAGCTTTAACTGCTTCCTGAATACGTCAGCCAGACGCTTCTCTTCTTTGTCGTTAAACCCAAAGAACGGTCTGCTCTGATTGTTGAACGCTGCTTTCTTAGCCTGTAGCGCGTTGTCAAAGTACAGCATGGCCTCGTTTGAGCTTGTCACTTTGGCCTGCATAGACCGCAACATGTCGCCTTCGTTCTCAAGGTCTACTGGTGTCGTCGGATACCCAGCAGCCTCCAGCCACGTCAGGTATTTCTCTGAGTAGGGCGCAAACGCGCCGTTGATGCCCATGCCATCCGCAGTGCGATTGTCAATTATCTCTTTACCTTTGATCGCCGCCGCCGCTATACCCTTGGTCACACCACGCCTCACATCACGCTGCTGCGCTCTTGTGATTTTCGTGAAATCTTTAGGGAAAGTCTTAACGTCGATCTTCAGGCTCATCGCGTTAGCCGTCCATAGGACACAATGCCGCGCTCGTCATCTTCGATGGTGCCGCTGTTGTCATCGTCGTACTCGACACCGTCAGCAAATACAGCAACCAGCTCTTCGTTGTATCGCTGTTGATAGAACGTGATCATGTTCAGGAATCGGTCATCCTGTACCCAGTTTGTAAGCTGGGGGAGAGCGTACTTCCACA